TTCCGGTAACTTATTATCCTACACCGGGTACAACATTATTTGCTGATCCTGCCTTTTTAAAGAAAGCTAGAGCATCTTATAGGACTAGCTTAGGTACTGCATTTTATGTTGTCGGGCAAAATGTTTATTTTTTAACTTCTGCTCATGTTTTAATTTTCATTGGTGCTATCGCAGATAGGCAAAGTCAAGTTATATTTTCTGATAACGGTATTGTAGCTGTTTTAGTTGATGGTTTAAATGGATACGTTATCGACTTAGCTACTAACGCATTAGGTATTATTGTTGATCCTAATTTCTATCCTGCTGACTATGTGGCATTGCTTGATACATTTTTTGTATTTAATCGTGCTGCTACAAATCAATTCTTTATATCAGGTTCAAATGTTAATTATGTTCTTTTAACTACAACAGGTGCGTTTGATCCATTAGACATCGCAGCTAAGTCTGGTTTTAATGATCCTATTGTGGGCATAGTCGCTTTACATGGTGAGCTTTGGTTAATTGGAGATTTAACTACAGAAATTTGGATTGGTACTGGAGCAGCAGATTTTTATTTTCAACGTCAGCAAGGTGCGTTTATTGATCATGGTTGCACTGCTCAATATTCAATAGCGACTATGGATGTTTTAGTATTTTTCATCATGCAAGATAGACAAGGTAATGGGATTGTTGTTCGCGGTGGCGGATATGAATTAAATGAAATTTCTACTCCTCGCATTGTACACGAATTTAAAAGCTATGAGACATTAAGTGATGCTGTAGGGTTTTGCTTTCAAGTTGATGATCACGCTTTTTATGCTTTAGTTTTTGCTACAGCTAATAAAGGTTGGTTGTATGATTTAAAGACTGAGCAATGGAGCGAATGGAATTGGACTGATAGTAATGGCAATCTTTTAAGACCTAGAGCTAACTGCTGTATGTTTGTTTATAATACCAATCTAGTTGGCGATTGGGAAAATGGCAATCTATTAAAATTAGATATTAACATTCTTACTGATCATAATCCTGCTTATATTACTGTTGATAATCCTACTGGTGCTGGGCCAATCACTAGAGTTAGGACGTTTCCACATAGTATGGAAAATAATGATAAGGTTACTTACAATTCTTTTGATGCTGATATGCAACCGGGAACTATTACAGACGATAGCGATCCTATGGTTAGTTTAAGTTGGTCAGATGATAGAGGTAAGACTTACGGTAATCCTGTTATGAACTCTATGGGAAAAACTGGAGATTACTTAAAAGTTATTTCTTGGAATAGATTAGGACAAGCTAGAGATAGAATTTTTAAATTAACTTGGTCTACTACTAATAATACTGCATTAAATGGTGGCTTTGTTGAATATAAAAAGGCTGCTAGATGAGTTCAACATTTCTTCCAAATACGTTAGCTCCTCTAGTTGACCCTAAAACTGGTAGAATTGTTTCCCCTTGGAATACATTTTTTCAGCAATTGGTTCAAGCTGCTCCTGCCGTACAGGATGTTAGTACTTCTAGTCCATTTCAAGCTAACGTCGCGGGTACAGTCATTATTAGTGGTCAAACAACAGTATCATTAAGTAGAGGACCTATTTCTATAGCATTAACTCCGCCTACCACACAAAAGATTATTCCAATTTCTGTTGGCGATATTGTTAGTTGGACTGGTGCAGCCATAGTTAAATTTTTGGGAGCTTAAAATGAATGAGCTTAGTGTGGGCAACACTAGAGATAAAGTTTTTTCACTTGAAGCAATAATGAAAACTATGCCTGATGCTTCACATTTAACTAAACTTTTTCATTACTTTGCACCGGGTATTTACGCTAGAGAACTTCACATTCCTGCCGGAATGACCTTGACCGGCAAAATTCACAAGTATGCTCAATTAAATATTTTATCTAAAGGAAAGATTTCTGTCTTGACAGAAGATGGTATAAAGGAAGTTGAAGCTCCCTTTACCGTGGTGTCGCCAGCAGGGACTAAGCGGATTGCGTATGCCCACACTGATTGTGTTTGGACTACTATTTTAAATACTAATGAAACTGATGTTAATATAATTGAGAAACAATTTACTACTGATGATGAAAATGAATGGTTAGAATTTGCTGGGCTTAATCAATTGGAATTAGGATTTAATTAAATGTCATTCATTGGAACAGCAGTTATTGGTAGCGCTGTTATTGGCGGTATCAGTACTGCTTATTCAGCTAGTAAAGCTGCTGATGCGCAAACTGCTGCGGCAGGTAAAGCATCAGATACAGCTTTAAGTATGTACAATACCACGAGAGGGGATTTATCTCCTTATCGTCAAATTGGGCAAACTGCCAGTGATCAATTGACTTCAAGAATTGGCGAACTGACTTCTCCTATTACAATGGATCAAGCTACTTTAGAAAAAACTCCGGGTTATCAATTTAATTTAACACAAGGTTTAAAAGGAGTAACAAATTCTGCTGCCGCTAGAGGATTGGGTACATCAGGAGCAGCATTAAAAGGTGCAGCTACTTTTGCGACTGGATTGGCAGATAGTACATATCAACAGCAATTTGCAAATGCGCAGACTAATCAAGCTAATGCTTATAATCGTTTAAAAGCGTTAGTTGATACTGGTGAAAACGCATCTGCTCAAACTGGTACAGCAGGTACAGCAGCGGCAAATACTGCTGCTGGAGCACAAATAGGTGCTGGAAATGCGCAAGCTGCTGCTGCTAATGCAACTGGGAGCGCTATATCTAATACAGCTAATGGTATTGGTGGATATTTAGCTTATAAAGGCTTGTATGGTGGTGGTAGTTCTGGGCCAATTACTTATGGTGGTCCTAATGGGCCTACTCCATTTACTTAAAGGATAATCATAGTGGCTGAAGTTGATACTTCCTCATATCCTAAGCCTAGTTTACCTGTATCTCCTTTGGACATGGCAGGTAAGATTGGTTCATTACAGCAGCAATCTTTACAAATTGATAATCAAAAAATTGAGTTAGCCAATAAAGCCTTAAATGCTTTAGGCACAGCAGTTACCAGCCTCGGTCCTAATGCATCTAAAGAACAATATAAAGCTGTCGGAGAAAATGTAGCTAGAGCATTTAATTTGCCTCCTCAAGCTGTTCAATCATGGAACGAAAGAATTGATAACGCTGCTACCCCACAGGAATTTTATAATCAAGCTGTAACTGCTATTGGTGAGCATTCGGCTGCTGTTGGTTATCATCTCGGCCAGCGTCAAGATATTAGCACTGGTCAAACTGTTACACCAGCAGTTACTAGCATTAAACCCGGATTTGGTGTTAGACCTATTTCTGCTCCAATTCAACAGCAATTGCCTGTTGGGACTGAGCAAGTTAATACAGATAGAACTTCACCTAATTATGGTTCCA